CGTTGAAGATCCAGACTTACTAGTTACACTTAATGTACCTCAAGAAGAAATTAAGTTTAGTGTTAGTGCAAATACAGAAGAAACTGACATTTTACGAAAGCAACTAAAACAGTTAGCCCAAAGTTACTTAATGAATTTAGACTTCAGAGTATTTGGGAAAACACTTAAACCAATAAGCGATGCAATAAGTGTTGCAAAAGCATCCAAAGAGACAGGTATGGAATCAGTAACAGAAGCAAATTTAGGACCGGTTAGCGGTTCAGTGAAAACTAGTTATCAACCACTAGACAACGTTAAGATTATTGTTAAGCACAGTAAAGACGTTAATGAAGAAGTACGTGGTTCGAGAAGCAGAAACATTAATAAGATTTTTATCCAAGCGAACGAAGAACGTCATTTGTTCCCAAGTAAAAACTTACATGGTGCAAGAGCAATGGCTAGGCATATACACAATGGTGGTACAATGCACGATACAGTCGCTGAAAGCATTATTGGAATGTGTAAAGACTTTGGCTCTATTAAAGAGTTTGTTGGCTATGTTACAAAGAAAGGGTTGGTTAACGAAACCAATGGCGAGTATGTCTCACTTGCTAAAGAACATATTGAAAACATTAGAACTACATTTAAGAAACTTAGCGGTGTAAAAACTTATGCAAATGCTGTTGAAAGTTTAGCAGAATTTAATAACGTTGAAATAGTTAATGAAGTAAACTTAGAAGACCACTTCACTGAAACACATTTTGACGAAAAAGTAGGAAATGCACATCACACATTAAGCAGATTAGTTAATAAGCAGTCCGCTTTTGAAAGTTACATAATGGATACTATCCAAACAGAATCATTTAAGAATGCTAAAACACTTATGCAAGAAAGTGAAGTAATGCAGTTTGATACACCTAATGCACAATTAGGATATAGAGTATCACAACTAGGGCAATCTGCAAGTAGCGAGAAGTTAGGCGGATATTTAAATGGTATAGGTAGCAAGTTATCTGGAGGAGGCAATATGTCTCAGTTTGAATACAGAGCAGTTAAGGCATCATTGCTTTCAGCACAGAATTCAACACCAGTTATGGCAGAAAGTACAGACGATTTAGGCAAATATGAATCCTTCCTAGACACGTTTACTAATACTGATAAGCCTTTTGCTCAATAAAAACCTGGTTTAAAGTGCCGTAAGGCATAAATACTATTACAATAAAGACAACGATTGCTATCACGTGATAGAAAAAGGTTGACAACATGGCAAAGATATATTATAATAACCCAAGTTAGGACACAAACACAGAAGTCCTGACACACATGGCACATATGGAGAAATAACATGGCATCTTTACAAGAAATAAGGGCAAAACTGGCCTCTATGGAATCTAATTCCAAACCAAACAGTTCATCAAACGGCGACAACGCCATTTACCCCCACTGGAATATCGACGAGAACACTAGTACAACACTAAGGTTTTTGCCTGATAGCGATCCTGACAACACTTTTTTCTGGGTAGAAAGACAAATGATTCGTCTTACTTTCCCTGGAGTAAAAGGTGGAGACATGAAACCAGTAACAGTACAAGTACCTTGTGCAGAAATGTACGGCGATACTTGTCCAGTATTAACTGAAGTACGTCCTTGGTTTAAGGATGCATCTTTAGAAGACCTAGGTCGTAAATATTGGAAAAAACGTAGTTACATCTTCCAAGGATTTGTAACTGAAAATCCACTAAGCGAAACAGCACCTGAAAATCCAGTCAGACGTTTTGTAATCTCACCGCAAATCTTTAACATTATTAAATCAGCACTAATGGACCCAGATATGGAAAACATTCCAACTGACTATGTTGCTGGTACAGATTTCAGAGTTACTAAAACAACTAAAGGACAGTATGCTGATTACAGTACTTCAAAATGGGCTCGTAAAGAGCGTGGTTTGGATGAAACTGAACTAGCGGCGATTGACGCAAATGGCTTACATACACTTTCAGACTTTTTACCTAAAAGACCTGGACAAGACGAACTTAACGCAATTAGCGAAATGTTCCAAGCATCGGTTGACGGTGAATTGTATGATCCAGAGCGTTGGGCAATGTTCTACAAGCCTTATGGCGTAGAAACACCTAAGTCGGCAACACAACCTACTACACCGCCTGTGCAAACAGCGGCTCCGGTAGCACCTGTAATAGCACCTGTAACTGCACCAGCAGAAGCAGTAGTTGAAACAGCGGCACCAGTAGTAGCAACTGCTCCAGCACCAGCACCAGTGGCACCAGTTGCCCCGGCGGCTCCTGCGGCAGAAGGTGATGCGAAACCTAGTGCAGATGACATTCTGAACATGATTAGAAACCGTTCTTAAGGAGTACAACATGCAGAAACCATTTGACTTAACAAAGTTCCGAACAGGAATCACGAAAAGTATCGCTGGCATCAGTGCTGGCTTTCATGATCCACAGGATTGGATATCAACTGGTAACTACACTCTTAACTACCTAATTAGTGGGGACTTCCAAAAGGGAGTTCCTCTAGGCAAAGTAAGTGTATTTGCAGGAGAGTCTGGTTCAGGTAAATCGTTTATCTGTTCAGGTAACTTAGTGCGTAACGCACAACAACAAGGCTGTCAAGTAGTATTATTTGATAGTGAGAATGCACTAGATGAAGATTGGCTACAAGCATTAGGCGTTGATACAACTCCTGAGAAATTATTGAAGATTGGCGTCTCAATGATTGATGATGTAGCAAAAACAATTAGTGACTTCGTAAAAGACTATAAGTCTAACTATGGTGACTTACCATATGCAGAGCAACCTAAATTACTATTCGTAGTGGATAGTTTGGGAATGTTGCTTACACCTACAGATGTTGCACAGTTTGAAAAAGGCGACATGAAAGGTGATATGGGTAGAAAGCCTAAGGCATTAACAGCCCTAGTTAGGAATACAGTTAACCAACTAGCACCACATCCAATCGGACTTGTTGCAACTAACCACACTTATGCATCGCAAGATATGTTTGACCCTGATGATAAAATCAGTGGCGGACAAGGATTTGTATATGCATCAAGTATTGTAGTAGCAATGAAAAAGTTAAAACTTAAAGAAGACGAAGACGGAAATAAAGTATCGACAGTACAAGGTATTAGAGCGGCATGTAAAGTAGTGAAAACACGTTACAGCAAACCGTTTGAAAGTGTACAGATTAAAATTCCGTATGAATCAGGAATGAATCCATACTCAGGTATTTTAGAATTGCTTGAGCAGAAAGGAATCGTTGTAAAAACTGGTAATAAACTAGAATACACATCACCTGTTACAGGCGAAGTTATTAAAGAGTTTAGAAAGCAGTGGACTGAAGAGAGACTTCAGATAGTAATGGATGAATGGAATCAAATACCTGATGCAAACTATCATGATGATTTTAGTGATTTAGTTGACGATGAAACTTTAGTAGATGAACCTACTGTAGAGGAGTTGGCAAATGAATCCTGATTTAGATTTTCTAGTAGAAGTTTGGGACGGTATGAAAAATTATATTACCAAGAAAGACAGGCTACAGGCGGCAGAACAAATCATTACTATTTTTGATGAGAATGCCGACCTTGCTGATATCCAAGCAAATATCAACATGTTCGACTCAGCTATGAAAAATGCAATTATTGGGCATTTTGGATTAGACGAAGATGAAGATGATGACGACTGGGAAGAGTAGACATGGCAGGGTGGTATAATTCAGTTGTTGAGGATCTGAGTAAGATTGTAGGCTCTATAGACTACTTTGAAAAAGAACTTCAAGAAGCAAAATACGAATGTCACATTAAAGGGAGCCTCGAGAAATTGAGTGCCTCCCTTCCTGGTATTACTGAGCATCGCTTTAATCAGCTACAAGAGATTGAAGCAATTCTCGAACACTTAAATATAGAACTTCGTAGAGAACGTTCTAAAGTATTCCGCAAATTCTTTGAATCTTATAATAGAACACTTACTAGTAGAGATGCTGATAAGTTTGTTGATGGTGAGGAAAGTGTAATTAACTTACAGCACCTTTGCAACCAATACAGTCTTTTACGCAATAAGTACCTAGGCATAATGAAAGGCTTAGATACAAAGCAGTGGCAAATCGGACATATTACACGGTTAAGAACTGCTGGTATGGAAGATATTTCAATAGGTTAGCGAAATGCAAGATGCTGGATGTAGGAACCAGGATATGATCCAAGTCCAAGTTATAGGACAAATCAGAAACAAGCAATTAATAGAACGAGTTAGTGAACTATTACTCGAGAATATTATACCTACAAAATTAAGACGCCCAATAGAAATTACAATCAATATATTAACCGTTTGCGATGAACAAGCCGGCGGTTATTGTTGGGG